CTGATTGATGACAACTGGTAACGGAGTAATAAGTTGTTGACTAGATTTTTGAGTTCCTGACAAAGTTCCAGAAGCAATCGCCCAACAAGCTGGTTGCCCACTTCCAGGAGCACTATTACTTGGTCCAGTTGCCTTTGTTGCTTCCAACCAAGCTTCAACGTCAATAGTTGATGCTGTTTTGAAATAGTTGATTTCATTTGGTGTAGAGTTAGCTCCTGATCCTAGGTTAGGATCTTCATAAAATCCACCATCAAGTCCAACTCTGAGAATACCCATCATATCAATATCATTGGGACCAGCTCCAGCAGCAACTGATTCTTCTTTCATTTCCCCGCCATATGGTTGTTCAGCAGTAATTCCACCAGGATCAATATTAGTTTGCCTAAACTTAAATGTATGAGTTCCCTGTCTATATGCTTCTGGTATCGCTATACTCTGAGTCAACCAACTATCATACTGAGCATCATAACTGCCCTGAGATAATCCCGATTCTTTTCTCGAAGGAATAATTGGAGAAGCTGATGTGCTTCCATCTGGCCAAACAATATACAATCCCTCACCAACGTTATTAGGTCTTTCTCCACCATTAGTATCATTACCAGTAATTCCTGTTACAGTGAGAAGTGTATATCCGTTATTAGTAATAGTAATGTTACATTCTCTGGTAGTTTGTAGTGATCCAAAACCGCCGCCACCAAAGGCAACATAACCATTACCAAATCCAGGAGACGCAAATCCACCAATTTCTCCAGTTCCAGAACCAAATCCAACAAATTGTGTTCCATTAAGACCACTTAGGTTTAGTGCTGGATCATCAATATTATAAAATACAGGTTCTAATTGAACAACACCACCAGTTTCAGCAGATTTTCCTTTGATTCTAACTCTACTCGTTTGGGTAAAGTGCATGTGTGGGTGAATTGCCGCAGCATCAACAGATTCAACATCTGTATACTTATTGTCTCCCCATGTCCAAGATGGTTTACCACTCAAAGGAATTACTTGAGCAGGAACAATAAAATCTCCACTATATGTAACTTCTGCTACATCACCAACATTAGAAGTAGCTTCAATACCAATTCCAGATCTTTTTATAAAGACTCCATTTTGATTTTGAACCAAAATATTATTGAACGTTCCAGCATCACCACCAGAAACTGGTCTTGGATACTTAGATCCTAAATCTGGAACTACAAACTCATCATCTCCAAGTGTTTGTATTGGGTCGTCATTTTCATCCAACTTCGTAAACTTACAGTTATTTCCAGTTCCACAAATTGCTGCTAGATCTGGGTAATCAGAAGCGTTATATTTACTTCCATCACACCTCAAATATCCCGCTGGCAAACTTTTGACATTATCAGAAGTGTTAGGATTATTAACTGCCATTTCAACTGGCCATATAATAATGCTGCCAGTCAAAGTACCATACTTAGATCTTTCTCGGGAGTAATGTGCTACCATTAGAATGCTCTGATAATGTACACAATATTTTGTGATGGATTAGCGACATTTGCTAATATATTTAGGGCATTGTCTATAGTATCTGCTGATATATCACCCTTGCTGACGTTGTTTACTGGGAAAGTAACTGGTCCTTTCAATCCAGATCCCATAGTCAATTCAAAAGTTCCATGATTGTGTGATTGGAATGTATTTCCTGCTGGATCTTGTCCTGCTGGAACGGTGTTCATGGATGTTGGATATGTACCATCTCTGAAAATAACATTGGCAAGCAGAGATCCAGATCCTTGAATAGCTTCACTCAGTTCTATATTATATCCAACACCAGATCCAGTATCATCAGTTTGCTCAATGTTTAGAATTTGAGTTCCTGGCGCAATATAAACTGGGTTTGATAATGGTGAACTTATGTACATGAATGGTCTAATCTGATCAAAATCAACACCGATACTAGTTCCAGCTGGAACATTAATAATAGTCTGAAGTGCTTGAATAGTCAAAGCAAGCGAAAAAGCGGGTCTGTATTCTGGATCATCCTGAACTCCAGATGGTCCAATGTAATTTGTATTATATCCAAAGAAGTTTCTTCTACTACTCCATTCCATAGGACGTGGGAAATATCCTTCCCATGCCTTCATAGCATGTGTTGTTTTTGGTGTAGCAGTAAAACTGTTAGTATAAGCACTTGGAGATTCATACACTACTTGACCTACAGTAAGTGGAGGAATATAAGAATAATCTTTTTCTGCTGTACTTTCAAATATATTGAATTTACTGGTCTCAACCAAAGTAGTATCATCATAATAAGTTACTGTTCCAGCACCATTACACCAAGTAGCTGCTCCATCAGGATCACTTAGGAATGCTTCATACCAAGATCTATCAGGGCAGTTCAAAATACCACCATCAGATCCACTAACTTGGAATCCAGATGGAAAAAATAGTTCTGGAGATTTTGATCCCCCAAGAGCAGTATTATAAGTTCCAGGGTGATTGTGATATGGCATGTGAGAAATTCCCAACTTTCTTCCAATAGTGTAAACTGTAGTTGAGAAAGCAGGTTCAGTAACAGTGATGTTTGTTTCTCCAACACCACCCTTGAATTTACCAGAGAAAACTAAATTAGAATCAATTGTAAAAACAATATCAGTATTAGCAGAAATTAGAGTTGGAATAGATTTTGTGAATCCATCATCAACAATAAGTGCTTGTCCCTCTGGATCTACCAATTTTTGCCAAGCATCACTTTGCCCAGCATTATAGTCTGAACTGAACAGCATATCTGGTTCTAAGTCCATCATCGCCCTTCCAGTCAAATCTGGAAGACGAACTGTTCCACTATAATGAGGAAAATCCCCAGATATGTTTGTTCCACCGTAACTATTTCCAAGAATAGATGCTAATAGAGGATATCTAGAAGCAGGATATGATGTACCGTTACATAACAACCATCCAGTCGGAACATTACTTAGCAATGCTCCGACGTTGCCATCTCCCGCCCATGGCATGATAGTGCCAACTTTGGCGGTCTTCATCTTTTTGATTTGACCGTATGTTTGTGCCATAGGATTATAGTTCTACTAACCACCAACCGCGTAGGTTTGAAGGAATTTCGCTAGCGTTAGGATCATTTGGAGCATCAGTATTACCAACATAGAGTAGTCCGAACGAAGCATTTCTTGTTTGAACAACAAGTTCACCGCTATCATATGCTGTTGGCAATAGGGTAGATGCTGAACCAGCTACTAATCTTGTTCCAGTTGTGTCTCCCTGAACAGCAACAGGATTATTATCAATCTTCAGTGCTCTAATAACAAGGTTTGTATTGTAACTTAGGTTTCCAGAGACTTCAATAAATCTAATTATATCACCAGTTACAGCATTTGTTGGTAGATAGAGAACCATGTTGCCGCCAGTGGTTAGGTTCAAGATGTAATTGTTATTTGGTTGGAGTGGATTACCAACGGTTTGACCTAAACCAGTAGCAGATTGAGAAACATACGTCCATCTTCTACCACCATTAGCATTGAAGTATTGTGTAATACCAAAGGCATCAACAGATCCATCTTGATACATGATGAAGTCTTTGTTACCAGTTGTTCCGCCAACACCAGCAGAACCTAGGTTATCAATATGTAGGATCGGTGTGGAAGCAGATTCTTGTTCAAATACTTGACCCTTGATGTAAAGATCGGCACCCATGTCAACAGATCCAGTCAATCTGTCAACCTTGAAGACTAGTTCATTGCTACATGTTCCATTCTCTTGGCACTGCTGGTTATAAACCTGAAGGTTACCAAAAATGTTGGCAAATCCATTCATGTATAGACCATTCTGACCTGTCTTCTCATCAAGAATACCACCGTCACCAGGGTGACCATCATCGTTAGCAACGTTGAAGATAAGTGTCTTACCATCAGTTCCATACATTCTGAGGTTTCCACTGGTAATCTCAAGATCTCCATGAGATGTTACATTTCCACCACCGAAGAATCTGGTAATTTCACCAGTAATTGGATCACGAACAGACTTTGGAAGTCTCACTCCAAATGTAGTATCGTTCTGACCATCAATACTATCTGGGTAGAACCACTCGTTTCCGATTCTAACTAGGTAAGTGTAATCAAGTTTCTCAGCGATTAGATCACCATTTACTAGTTTTACACGAATCTTATTGGGATTGATGTTTGGTTGTTCAACAATAACTCTACCAGAAGCAGGAATCTCCTCAGCAAGAGTTGTAGTTCTAGGATCTTTATCGATCTTGATTACAACAGCTCCAGTATTCCAAGATTGTGCTGTAGTTGTTTCTTGAGCACGACCACCAGTTGGATACTCACCAGTAGAGTAAACTGGTAAGAACTCACCATTGGGATTGGTAAATGGATCATCAGTAACGATGATAACCTCAATATTTGTAGACGTTGCTTCATCACCATCAAAGATGGCAACCATATCACCTTTTTGGAATCCACTAATGCTGGTAACTGGAATACTTGTGGTTCCTGGGATAACAGATCCAGTGCTCTGAGTAGCAAAGATAGTCGTATTTGGACCACCAGACTGAATGGTAAATGGATTTCTTCTGTAAACGTGTACAGGATCGGTGGTAGTGTGTGTTGCTGGAGTTGATCCAAGAACAGATCCAACCATGAATACTGTAGCGTATCTGCTTCCGAAGAACGCATCACCAGTACAGATATCAATCTCAGCAGTTTGATATGTTTCGTTGAAGAACTTCAACTTGGTGTTATTGTCTGGATTCTGAGAATCAGCACAGTAACCATTTACATTCAAGTTGCCGTAGATGTAAGTTGTGGTGTTTCCATTGCCAGGATCGCCAAGAAGAACACTACCAGTTGTTGAATCAACTTCAAATACTGTTTCTTCAGCAAGAGTATCACAACCGTTCTTGACGCTGAACTTCTTAGCAACTAGATCTAACAGAGAAGCAACCTTGACAACTTCACCTTGATCGAAGACGCCATCGTCATTGGTATCTTCTCTATCAATAATTACATAATCAACTTGTGGAACTAAGTTACCACCAAACTCAGCAAGATAAACATTATCCTGAGTACCAGAACCATCGATAGGATCTGTTGTCCAAGTAGCGTCGAAAGCAACGTTGACTTTCCAGACATTTGTTGTATCTGGGTGATCTGTTCTGATTGCTGTAAATGTTCCAAGTGGTTGACGAACGACCTTGAGGTAGTATGGAGCAGTTTCAGCGCCAGTTAGACCATCTTCAGTAATTCTTACAATCTCTGGATGACCACCAGTTACAACATTGACTGGACTATCAACAATAATATAGTCTCCTGCTTGGAAATATGGAGTAGGCTTATACTTGAGTGGTAGGTAGTATTCGTTGCCAGTTAGAGCAGGAAGATCTGCTCCTTCTGGACCAGCGCCAGGAATCAATGCTTGGAAGTTTGAAGTTCCAGAATTACCACCCCATACACCAGCACCAGCAGTGTCAACTCTGTTGAATCCAGCAGTAAGTTCAGCAGGAGTTGGAACAAACTGATTAGCAACAGGAATTACAAATACATTGATGATATCGATGTTTAAATTGAATTCGTTAGCACCAAGAATTCCAGTATCATGAGAGAAGATAGAAGAACCAAGTTGTGCTCTATCACCAACAAAGGAGAAGGAAGCAAATCCACCACAAAGAGTAATGCTGGAATTAAATCTGGAACTTGCGTCAACTAGAAGATTGTTTCTAACCTTAGTTGTTCCACCCTGACCACCAATGTTGACCTCAGATGCGTTTGTAGCAATATCAATGGTTTGAGTATTGCCAGAGAAGAAGCTAACAATACCTGCTTCAGTTCCAAGAGTAACAATGTTGTCTGGGTTGAGTCTATCGCCACCAAGAGTCTTGTTAGCACCAAATACAACATCACCAGCGAAGTTGACTCTTCTATTACCGAATGTAGTATATGAGTTAGAAGAGTTGTTGCCATAAGCGCCACCGATCTGAATCTTGGAGATAGCAGCAGCGTCATCAGTGATATCACCTAAGAAGATATTGGAGTGATCGGTTTTGTTACCAATGTAGATAAACTGATCGTTAGTGTTATCTTCACCAATTTCAATATACTGTAGATTGCCACCAATGTATAGACCTTCACAATTTGGTCTATCAATGACGCCACCAGTAATTGTTAGAGTTCCAGTGAATCCAGGATCTCTAAGTAGATTGAATGATCCAGTTGTGATACCAGTTCTGATTTCACCAGTGTCAGTTCCACCATCAGTGTAAACTGTGATGTCTCTCTGGAATTTAGCATCCTCAGTGAAACGCGAATCGCCAACAACAACTAGAGCATGATCTAGTTCAGCATCGGTAGCGTTGATACCGAGCATACCAGCGTTACCATTTCTACCGACTTCAGCGATAGATGCTGTACCCTCAGTGGAAACACGGAGAATAGCAAGATCAGTGATATTGCCACTATTACCACCAACTACCAGAGCGTCTCTGATGTCATTCTTCTCACGAGCAGCAAATGTGTCGTGATCTAACCAGTCACCAGTCCTACGTCCGCTGATGTAGGTGTTACCAACAACATCCAAGTTGGCGCGAGGATCGGTATTGAGTGGTTCAACAAACGCATCAGCATAAGCATCATGTGTTGCTCTGTTGATAGTGTTAACACCAAGTTTGAAGTCGCCCCATGTCTCAGTCTCGGTTCTGAGTGCTTCAGCACCTAGAACACCAACTTCCTTCCAGTTCGATACAGAGAACGAAAGAATAGCGTTAGGTGAAGGATTAGTTGGGTTGCTTACGATACCAGAGTTCCAAGTCTCAGTGAATGCTCCGATTGGAGATCCAGTTCTTGGGTTGATCTGGAAGTAAACTACGTTGTCATTTAGATCGAATGGATAAGAAGGAGTAGAAACAACCTTCCAAGTTCCATTGAGTAGACCATTATAGTTGATATTCTGTAGTCTGATCTCTGAAGTAGACTTGATGTTTAGAGATCCGATAGTAACAGCGTTGCTATTGCTATCAACAAAGGTAAACTTACCGATGTTGACATTCTGATCTACAATTACCTCAAGAGAAGATACAATGTTATTTGGAATTACATTGTAGATGTTAGCATAGATCCAACCAAGTGAACCATTCTTGTTGATTGCGCTACCCTTGAGTAGAATATCACCAGTTGTTGGTAGAACGTTGGTATAGGTGATATACTGAGAAGCAGAGATTCTCGTTCCACCAGCAGAGATTAGAGCATCCTGATTAGGTGTGATGTTGGAAGCAACACCACCAGGAGCAGAAGTCTGAATCTTATATCCTTGACCTTCGCCTCTTGAGTTGAATCCAAAGATAGCAGCATCAACACGGTTCTTACCAATTCTGATGTCACCAGTTGTGTTGGGGAAGAATGCCTCTCTGTCAAGTGAGATATCCTGTGGAAGACCAGTAATAGGATCAACTTCAGAGACTAGCGAGTAGATAACCAGAGGTGAATTCTGGTTCTTGAGTTGACTATCAGGTACGTTGATCAGGACAGGTGAGTTGACGTTATTGACGAGTTCACCATCTGGACCACCAACGATTGTGATGTTCTGGTTGAACGTTACAGGTGTATCGAAGGTAGTAACGAGTTGTCCGATTACGTGATCAGCGTCACCGTCATCAGCAAGAACTGCTCTATCGATGAAGTCTTCTTCACCAGTAATAGCGTTGATTCTTCTGTTACCGATGTAGAGGTCACCCTGTGAGTTGATACCAGTGTAGAAGACGATACCAGCGTCTTCTTTCTTCGACTGTGCGTAGAAGTCTTGCTCTGGTTCTAGAACGATCTCCTGACGTGCTGGGAGACCTGTGGAGTAGTTACCAGGACCGAAACCAAGGTATTCAAACGTGTGGTTACCAGCACGAGCAATAGATGGTCTACGGAGTTCAACATAGTAACGCTGATCCGAAACAACTGTGCTGTCACCAGCGATAGGAATGCGACGATCTTCTGAACCAGAAGTTGCGTTACCTAGTTGTGCTTTGATCTCATTAGAACCAGTATAAGTATTATCGATGAAAGCAGACTGTTGAGTCAAGTCAGTCATCAATTCTCTTGTTACAGAGTGCTTAGTATCGTTGATAGTAACCTTACCGTGGATATAATTGTCAGCAGCAGAGAATGACTGAGGTGGATCAATCAACTGAGAGTAGTAGTTCTTCTCTTCGTTGGTTGTACCAGACTTCTGGAACCAGAGAGGATCGTTTCTGTAGTTGAGAGGATATAGTTTGCCAACTGGTTGTGAGAACTTGAAGTTCTGGAAGTTACCACCAGCACCAGCACCTTGTGGGAATGGAGAAATGTTACCACGGAGAGCAGTTAGATAGTAGATACCATCTTGCTGACCAGGAATACGCTTCTGGAGTTCTTCGCTATCGAAGATGTAGAAGGTATCTTCAATGATTCCAGCATCTTCAACACTGTAAACATAGTATTCAATACCAGTGCTGTCAGCAATACGATCACCAGGGGTGATGGTATAAACGTTAGCGCCGTTTTGCTTGTAATAATATTCTGGGAAATTTTTCTTGATATGAGTCTTCAGAGGTAGCGATTTGCCCATATCCTGGTCTTCCAGCATATCAGCAAAAACAGCACCCTGAGTGAATCTTGTGCCTTGGAACTCGCTATATTCTAGGGAAGCAGTTCCCTTAGCACCACTGATACCCTTGATGATTAGGTAGTGGTCGCCACCAACATTGAAGTATCCGTGAATATAAGCAGTGCCTGAAGAGTTACCAGAGAATGCGATTGCGTTAGCAGAGATGCTCTGTGTCTTGTTAGTAACAAAAGATCCACCCTGAGGAGCAGAGATCTTGACTGTTGTTAAAATCTCATTTCTTAGACCAGGGAAGTTCTTAGTATCGATACCATGATCGAATACGGTTAGTTCTAGGTACTCAATGTCAGCATCTAGAGCATCTTGAACATAACGACCAGACTGAATGGTAGCAGCAACACCAGAAGTGAATCTTGCTATTGCTCTGTAATCGATGTCCTGATCTTCACCAGTTAGAGGTCTTCTGTATGGATCATATGCTGAGAGTTCGTTTAGAGTATCATCAGCATCAAATTCTGCCTTGGTGAATCCAATGAACTCACCTGGCTGTTGTGGGTTCTCAAAACGAGCACCATATACATTACCAAATACAGGCTTGAGTAGTAGTTTCTGAGGAACCAACTTACGAGTGTCGTCAGTTCTTGTCTTGATGACAAATCCATTGATAGGATCTCTAGCATTCTCAATGTATCTTGGGATAACATAACGTAATTTGTAGGTTCTCTCATCAGCACCTCTAGTATCACTAATACGCTCATACCACGTATCAGTTGTGGTAGGCTTGCTGCTATAGTCTTGTTCGTTGATTCTATAGAAGATCTCCTGATAGACAATGGTGTTATCGCTTTCACCAGTGATTCTATCCTTACATTGTAGATACCACTTACCGTTTGTGGTGTCAGTTCCATTGAAACCAGGATCAAAGCGCATTGGACTACGCTTCTTGTTAGCAAGAACTCTAAATGGTCCATTCGCATTGTTGAATGTGATTGGAGTTACATTGTTTAGAGCATCAGCAAGTGTTTTGTGAATGGTGAAGATCTTGCTGGTCTGATAACGAACAAAGAATTCTGCGTTAGGGTTGATCTTACCAGCGTTGACGCCAGATGTGATCGCAACAGCAGGATCTGTAGCGTATGAAGTAGAGAGATCAGGAAGATCGCTACCTTCAATTGCTCTGAAGAATACCTTCTGTGGTGTGGTTGCTGTAGATGGTTTGTCAAATACGTGAGCAATATCAGTCTCAATTCCACCAACTACAGTGTTGTTGAGATCACAAGAGTAAGTGATAAGGTCATACTTCTCATCGATGACAAACTGATAGAGATCGATCTCAATATCTGGATCGATAGACTCAGTTTCAGAAGCATAGATGTAGATACCTGCTGCTGCGTTCTCCTTGGAGGTTGCGAGCATCAACTTAGTTTGATCACTACCATTGAATACATTTGAACTACTGTAATCAACTGGTTGAGTTGCTCTACCAGGAGCGATTACATAGTAAGTTGTGTTGGTGTCGAAACCGTTAGGTAGTCTGACAAGACGCTTGTCAACTTCAACATACTTACCAGTGTTAACATCGAAACGAGGACGTGGAACAAGTCTAACAGGAGTTCCAGTCTCGAAGTCGTGAGAGTTGGTTGAACCATAACCTGTTGTATCAATTGTGAATACAGTTGCTCTGGAAGCAAGTAGAGCAGTGTTGAATGTTGGTTCAACACGATCAACTGTAGGAACTTCAATACCATTTACAAATTTGGTTAGACCAGTGTTGATAATCGTGGTGATGTTCTCAGTCAACTGGAGGATAGCACCAGCAGTTGAAGCACACTCACGTTGAGAAGGTGATGTTGTGGTGTCTTGAATGACATCTTCACCAGTTCCTTCTGGTCCAACAATTACAGTCTCGGGAAGTGTATCTGCCCATGAACCTTGCTCGAAGGTGAAGTATAGGTTTGTGGTTGTGCTGTTCTGTAGAGCATTGACTAGAACACCAGTCTCTAGTCTTGAACCCTGAACACCAAGTTCAATCGTTGTTGAGTCAACAATTCTCTTGACATAAGTTCCTTCAGGAATGTTAGTTGTGACTGCTACAGCACCAGCATTTAGTAGACCGTTGGTGTATGAACCAGTTGGATATTCCTCAACCTTCATACCGATAACAATACCATTGCTATCACCAACGTCAACTAGAGCAGAACCAGCAGTTGTGGAACAGTTGTATGCGAGGAAGTCGAAGTTACGCATTGCTGCGATTGCCAACTGACCAACGTAGTTCCAAGCATCAATAGTCTCTGCTTTCTCTCCATTGATGTAATCTAGTTGAGCTCCACCTGTAATTAAAGCATTAGTAGAAGCACTTACAAATGTGTGTGCAGTTTGTGGTAGATGTTTTACAGCACCATTTGTAGCACTAACAAAAGTATGAGCAGAAGTATCAGAAGATATTCCTACGTTAAGTGTGATCGTAGTTGCGGTAACAGCAGTGATAGCAATAGACCTACCAGCAAATGGATCAATACCAGGACGTGGATAAGTGTGCTGAGTCTGGTTGTTGTCTAGAGCACAAGTGAATGTGAAGGAGTTATCAGCAAGAACAACACCTTCTCCCACAGATAACGCATGAGCACCAATGGTGATCTCCATGACACCAGTTGCGGGGTCGTAGGTAGCATTAGTTGGACTAAACTCAACGTTAGGACCAGATGCACCGACATTACATGTAATTGTATTTGGAGTAACTGCGGTAACTTCAATAGATTGACCAGCAAATGGATCAATACCAGGACGTGGATAAGTTTTCTGTGTCTGATTATTATCCATTCCACATGTAAATGTGAAGGAGTTATCAGCGAGTTTAATATGTCTTCCAACCTGAACACCATGACCAGCAACGGTCATAGTGAATTCTCCAGTTGCTGGATCGTAAGTAGCGTTAGATGGAGTATAAGTTACAGTTGCTGTAGTTCCAACAAAGTATGCTTCGCCTGCTTGTACCGAGTTGATGTTACCACCATACTTGAGGTCATTAGCGATAGCATCAACGATGTAAGCAACGTCTCTAAAGCACTTAGATGCCTCTGCGTTGACGATAAAGTCTCCACGGTTGACAACGGGCAGTCCAGCAAGAGAACCGCTTGTAATGGCATCTGTGACGATATCAAAGAGGTTCTCAATTGAAGAACGAACGTTAGCACAATCCCAGTTACCAGTGCTGAGAGGTGGTAGTGTATCAAGATCTCCAGCGTCTAGAGCATCACAGACGATACCGATTAGAGTATCAATTGTTGCTAGAACGTCAGAGCAGTTACCTAGGGTGTAATCTGTTGGTTGAGTAGGAGCAGTTCTGGTGATACCGCTGAGGTTACCAACTCCGCCGTCGTTACCAATACCCTGAAGGATAATATCGAAGAGTGAATCTACAGCACCAGCAGCAGAACCACACTTAGGTAGTGGTGCGAAATCGTCATCCCAGTCATCAACAATAGTAGTGTCAAACTTCTGGGTTAGAGTATTGCCAGCAGATACGCTTACAGTCTCATTTCTGAGGCACTGGATAGCAATGTTCTTTGCCTCAAGGAATACCTTAGCAGCTTCGTCACGCTCAGCATCGATGAACGTTTCAACAGGTTGACCGTTGAATGTATTAGTAACGTAGACGTTAGCAGCATCATAAGTCTTAGAGTTACCACCGAACTTAACGTCCCACATTACCTCTTCTAGAACGTCATAAACGTCATCTAGGCAATCCTGCTTGGTGTTACCAGCAGAAGGTTGATATGATGGGTAAGCAGCAAGCATACGCTCATATGCTTCAGCAGCAATGAACTTTTTGTTGTCTAGAACGAGGTTGTAAGCATCAGCGTGAATGTCAGCAACAACTGCTGGATCGCCAATCTGATCTAGGGTTAGAGTTAGATCACGATCATAGTATTGGTTATTGACCGCACGGTTCATTAGATCAGCAGCACGCTTGAATGCTGTGATCGAAGGACCGACTTCATTATCAACACCATTGCTGATTAGAGCACCGCTGCTGAAGTATTCCTTAGTTGCTGCGATAGTGTACTCGTTACCACCAAACCAGAGATCCTGTGCTACAGCGTCAACAATGTGACCGATGTCTCTACGGCACTTAGTCTCACTAGTGAGGAATGAACCAGCATTTTCAACAGGAAGTGTGTTGAGGTTGCCAGCAGTAACCGCATCGGTAACGATTGTAGCAAGGTTGGAGATAGCAGCACGAACGTTAGCACAAGAGTTAGGATCTTGATTATCTCCAGTTGCTGGGTCAGCAGTTACTGTGAGATCCTTATCGTAGAGTTGGTTAGTAACTGCTTGCTGCATGAATGCTGAAGCTTCATTGAATGCTGTTACGCTTTCAGATTCTTCGCCAACTAGACCATTACTGATAGGTGAGTTACCATCAAAGTATTGCTGAATGAATGTTCTGGTGTGCTTGTTACCACCAGCAAAGAGGTCAACAGATACAGCATCGATGAAGTAACCGATATCACGACCACACTTCTCCATACCAGCAGGTGCTGAACCCTTATTGAGTTCAATAGGTAGAGATGATAGGTTACCAGCGTTG